CGGGTCAAAAATAATCTTCCCAATCTGATTGAACGATGCAGCAACTGCTGTGTCCAACCAAGAATGTGGCCAAATAAATGGCAAAATCAACTCAGCACTAGATCCAACCTGTGGTTCCAAAAACACTCCAGGGGTCTGTGACAATGGGATAATATCTTGAACTGCAACTGGATCGAATTTACCAGTGGACAAAGGATCATACGAAACACGCATAGCTCCATAATAAAACGGAGAAGCATTGTAACGAAAGGTCAACTTCAAACTACAGTGTAATCGTGAAAAGTTCTGCAACTTACTCTTGATATACACATTGTTGAAATACAAATACCACGGCAAAATCGTATGTGGTGAAAGTGTGAAGTTGTCTGCCTCATTCCAGGTAAACTGATCAATCAAAACTGGACGCTCCAAGAATTTGCCCAAAGTGGCAATTTCATCAGTGTGTTCAGAATATGTTGGTTCAAAATCTGTGACGCGACCATCCGTCTCAGTTAATGGTGCATCAACAAATTGCACCGTTTCATGTTGGTCAACTGGCAAAGGAGCAGCTTCTGCCTCAATTAAGGGCATAGCTTCTTCTCCACTTTGCAATTGACAGTTTTCCCTCTTCAATACGGGATGCGTGGCAGGGAAACACCAAGCGCATTCGAGATAATCATGTGATTGCGTAGTTTGTTCGTAAGTTGCTGGTGTAAAACCGTTACCAGCAACTGGTTGTCTTGATTCCTCCCTCAGGATTGCAATAAAAATCGCAAGAGCATGGAGCTCAGGGACACATGGAGCAGCAGTCAAATCCAGTTCAGACTCACCAGATTGAAGTTCACACTCCACAGATTCAATGTTTTTGCCGGTGCGAGCGACGAAGGATGTGGATCGATCCTTCTTTGGGTGATCATAACAATTCGCCCAGTACTTGATACAACGTTCGTCAAAGCTCACGAAACACGTGTCATCAACGTACTTTTCAATCGAACATTGCTGCACGATCAACTTCATCTTTTTCATGTTTTCATCATAGATCTTCCGTCCATAATGGAAGAACTCATTCATAGCGCTGCAGATGGTATCAGCTGCTTGTTCTTCTGCACAAATCGCTTGACTTGCAATGCCAATAGTCAGCATCTTTTCAATTGAAGCCCACTCAAGAGGACACAGCCAAGCCTCAACTTCATCGTCCCAGACCCAACGACGTTTTAGAAATGTGACCTCATCCATGGAAATATAAGGGACTGACTCCCTCTCTTTCTCCGCCATGGTATAATCAACTCCAATTTGAGCAAGCTCCTCTCGAATTGCTGTGTGTGTGTACCAAGGCACATTGTCACTCACACCTTGCGCATTGTCATCACCATATGTGCCCAAAGCCACATTCTTCTTAAACTCAACACACCCTGT